ACATAGATCGTTTTATATATTTCTGACGCTTGTTCGTCGGATCCATTCAGTTATTCTGTCGGATCCTTTCATATCACAATCATGAGTATTGTGGTATAGGATGGAATTCAGAACCTAGGATGGAATTCGAATTAGCCATTTTACATTTGAACGATTATTATTTTCTTACGCCTGTACATGCATGAAACTGTACGACCAACCCCATTGCGAAGCGTAAGCTTCTAACTACTTGATCAACCCTTTTATCGATCACTTATACATAGCATACTATGTGCTATTGCAGGTTACCAACACCTGCCAACTTTTGCCCCGGACTGTGAACATCAAATCCGTAACAAGGCACGTAAGTCACTACCGTATTGCTGCATCAACCCTTTTATCGATGCAGCCCCGGGTTACCAACACCCAACCAACTTATTCCAGGTTGGTAGTTCCAACACTACCACCATATCGACCACATCAACTCATTCAACGATGTGGTACTGGGTTTCCAACACCCAAACCTAGCCCCTGTGCTATAAAGCCTAAACTAAACTTTTGCCAAACTTCTAAACTTTTCCTAAAACCTTTAAACTTAAGCCCAAATTGAACATTTCAGAATGAATTTCAATGATATAACACTCGAGCTCTATGGGAAGATGCTGGGGAATTGCACTTATTGTGTAACGCCCCTTCGCTGGTCTTACCTCAAGGGTACGGCACCTCAACCGTACTTCGAAAGTTGTCCTCTAAATGGATAAATTGTTTGTTTCGTACTATTGTGTAGATTATGTCGGCAAAGTAATGTAAGTCCGTAATCCTCTTTTCTACCTTTAAGAATACAAACGAAATTGAAATATTGAGTCAACGGGTGCAGCTGATTGTCTGGTCACGCCAGCTGCACTGAGTAAAGTTACCTATCATCGTTATGATATTAAATGTCCAATTCTAATTAATTCTAAATACTAAAACACATACAACACTCCACTATCAAAGAAATCATGAGAATTATGACAACCATGAAATCAAAATACACTAGCATGAGTGACCTCGAGAAAAGAATGAATATTATGAATAAGAACTTGAACGCGGAGAGTTTATCTCTCTTATCCCATCATGAGCCTTTTTTTGAAAAGGGTATCCATGAATATTGTTTAAGGTGTGAAGACACCATATCGCTATGCCCCCACTACTCCACGATTGTGATTTATCGCAAAATGTGCAAAAATTGTGAGTTTGTTCCGCAAGCTTTACAATTCCCCCCGGAGGAGGCATTACACCATATAAAATTGGAATTAAATGAATGGTTGTGGAGTGGTGCACAACACGGAAAATCGTTCCTCGGTACATATATGACTGTACCACGTGAATTCGAAAAGCAACTAAATCTTATTGAAGATGTTGCTATTCTTATGTACATGTTGACCCATAGCAAATGCATGGCAGATCGACTCGTGGCTATTGTCAATTTTTGTAAATTGAGAGGGAACCGTATACACATGGTAAGTCCGCTGCTGCAATTATTTGAGAGTTGTTTCGCACCAGCAGACATTCCAGTTTCGGATGGAGAAATAATGGATCGATTGAATTTTGTCCCCCAATCTGATGAAGACGATTCTCCTTTTGATACTTTGCGCAGTGTGTTGAATTGCTATCCTAAAATGAAGGAACTGGCAATATACAAAAAACTTCACAAGTTCTGGATGTATCTTTTGTGTACCGGTATGTTGAAGGGTACCAACATCGATTTCCATAGTATGGGCTTTGATGCATTTGAGGAGGCAGCGCTGAAAAGAACACACAAACCTGGTTTCGATATGTTGCATGCTATGCTGGACGCTGTGTTGTTCATTTGTGAGGCGGGTCATTCATACTTCACCACTGGATCACTGGACAAATTTATCCACAGTGGGTCCTCCTATGAGAAATGGGTACAGCAGGTGCAGAAACTCAAATTGCAGAGCAGATTTTTGTCTAACCCGGAACCACATGGTTTTAACCGATTCGAATTCGTGAGCAACTTAAAGGACGCTATTGA